CGGCATCCTGAATGGTTGGGCTCTGTCTCCGCAGGCTCGCGGGCTGCTGCTGGGCGCCACGGACACCACGGGGCGCCCGCTGTTCACTTCGGGTGTCGGCTCTGACGCTGTGCCGTCTCTGCTGGGCGCGCCGGTCGCGCTTACCAAGGGTGTCTACTCGGCTGACCTTGACGGGGCCGGCGCTGGCACTGCTGCACGTCTTGGCTTCGCGGGTGACTGGTCTTCGGCCCACTACGGCATCGTTGAGAACATCCAGCTCGACATCTCGGACCAGGCCACGATCAACGATGGCGGCACTCAGCTCAACCTGTGGCAGCGGAACATGTTCGCCGTGCGCGTTGAGTTCGAGGTCGGCTTCCGCGTCCGCGACATCGCGCACTTCGCACAGCTCACCAACGCAACCCAGGCGTAGCCCGTGGCTCGTCTGACTTCCCCGAGTTCTACCGCCGTCATTGACGTGCCGGATGAACTTGTGGAGCGTTACACGGCGGCTGGCTGGGTGGCTGAGAAGCCGAAGGCTACGCCGCGGACTAAGCGCGACGAGAAGTAAGGAAGGTGTGCGGTCATGACTTACGCAACTGTTTCTGATGTTGAGGTCCGTTATGGCCGCACACTGACCGCCACGGAATCGGCGCAGGTTACGGCGTGGATTTATGACCTTGAGTCGGAGATTCTGGAAAGGATCCCGAACCTTGAGGCCCTTATCCTGTTGGGCCGGCCGACGATCCCGACGATTGTTCGCGTGGTTTCGCAGACGATCATCCGGCACCTTGATAATCCGAAGGGGCTCAAGTCGCGGACGGTCGCTATCGATGACTATTCGACGACGGAACAGCCGTGGATTCAGGGGACGCCTGGTGGTGGCCCGGAGTTGACGGATGAGGAGTGGTCAAAGCTGTTGCCGGGTTCGACTGGTGACGCTTTCACGATCACTCCTTATGGGCTGCCGGGTTCGGTTCAGCCTGATCCTTGGGTGACGACGACGTGAGCGCGGTAGATGCCCTGCTTGAGGGCAGGCGCCATGCTGAGGAACGCATGGTCGATGAGTGCGATATTCACCGGCCGGGTGAGACTGTCACGGACAACGAAACGGGCAACGTCACTAACACCACGACGCTGGTTTACTCCGGCAAGTGCGAGGTCAAGTCAAACGACAACGTGGCGTCTAGTACTGAAGCGGGAGAGGCGACATTCACTGTCGTTTCACGGGTAGTCAAGATTCCCGCTAACTCTGCGGATGTGCAAGACGGCGACGTGGTGACACTCACGGCCTCGCGCCTGAACTCATTCACGGTAGGAAAGCAGTACCGGGTGGATGGTTTTGAGCCCGATAGTTTCGATACTGCGGCGCGGTTGCCGGTGAAGATCCTATGAGCGCCGACACGTCAGACCTTGACGCGCTCGCACGGGACCTAGTGAAGATCCCGGCGGCGATGGTTCCGAAGATGCGGCCCGTGGTTGCTAGGTCCTGTCTGAACACCAAGAAGATCATGCAGAAGGATGCGAGGTCTTCGCGGCACTTCAAACAGATAGCCCCGACTATCGGTTACGACATCAAGGAACACACGTTCTCTGGTGATGGAGTGATTGAGGGTGAGGTCGGCCCTAGCGGTGGCGGTTCTGCTTCTCTGGCTGGTATCGCGTATTTCGGTACGTCGAAGCCCGGCGGTGGGACTGTCCGCAACCCCGAGGACGCGATGCTGGAAGAGGCCCCGAACTTTTACGAGTTCGCTTTCAAGGCGACTGAGGGGCTGCTGTGATCAAGGAACATTACGACGCGGTGAAGGCGCTTCTGCCGGGCACTGTGCGGGTTCACATGTGGGCTGTGCCTGCTTCCCCGACGTACCCGTATGTGGTGTTGTGGGGCGACCTTGGGGACGAGTCTAGCGGCGGTCCTGATGGGGATTCGCTGGAAGACGTACCCGATGTTCTGTCTCTCAGGATCCGGGCAACGTATGTGGGTTTGAACGGGGATTCCATGCTGATCACTGCCCGCAACGTACGCGCCGCACTCAACCGGAAAACACCCGCGGTTACTGGTTGGCGCACGAACCCGCTCCGTCAAGCCGTCCTGATGGATGGCCAGGTTGACCGGGATGTGACGCTGACCGGCGGCGGACACCCAACCTACGCGGTTGACGAGTTCGCGCTCGTCTCACACAAACTCTGACTGAAAGGAAAGCCCGGTGACTGAGTTCATTGATGCTTATTCCAAGACGACCGGGGCGAAACAGACGGTGCCTGCCGCGTGGCTGGACCGTAAGGACGCGCCGTTCAATGATCTGACAAAGACTCCCAGCCAGAAGGCAAGGGAAGCGGCGAAAGCCGAAACCACCAAGCCGGCCTCGCCGGAAACGAAGGAGGCCTAAATGGCTCGCGTGCTTGCCGATGGCAAAACGAAGTTCACTATCCTGACTACTAAGCCGGCGGATCCCGCGGCGCCTACCGCTACGGAGCTCAACGCAGGCATTGACCTGTCTTGCGACATCCTCTCTAGCGACTTCACGTGGGGTGCTACGGACTCGGACAAGATCGCTGAGAAGGCGCTCTGCGATGAGGGCAACGCTAACGCTATCGGCGCTTCCAACTACCAGGCCGGGCTGACCCTCTGGCGTAAGTTCGCTACGGCCGGCGGGTTCGATGCGGCTACGGAACTTGGGTGGGCTGCGCTGAAGGAGAAGGGCGCAACCCTGTACGGGTATGCCCGGCAGATGGACAAGGACGCGACCGACGATTGGGCCGCTTCCGATGAGATCTACCTCGGCGCGGAGTTCATCACGGACACCCCGCAGCGCACGGACGGTACGGGTTTCATCAAGTACCGGATCCCGGCCGAGGTGCAGCGCGGTTACCCGTTCATTGAGGTTGCTGCCGGCGTTTAGTGAGACTGGCTGGCCCCTGTGATTCAGGCTCCGGGGGCCAGCCGCTTTACCTTATCGAGCCTGTACCCATTACTTAGGAGCCTGAAACCCCTATGACTACACCCCAAGATTTTGATTTTGATGCCTGGTTGGAAGGCGCGGAACGTCCTGAGCGGGCGGTGACGGTTTACCAGCGGGCTAGCCTTATCGCTGATCTGGATGCGCTGGAGGCGCAGATTATCGCGGCCGACGAGGACGGCGAGGACGTTGACGGGCCGAGCGTTGGCGGTGGCGTAGGGAAGCTCCGGGCGGAGTACGCGAAGCTTGCTAGGCAGTTCCACGAGTCGGCTTTGACGTTCCGCGTCCAGGGGCGGGACGAGGCGCAGAAAGCGGAACTCGTGAAGGCTAACGGGGATGCTGTGAAGCGTGGCGAGTTCGGCTATGTTGTCCTGGCCGATGCGATCATGAGCCCGCGGGTTACGGCTGAGCAGTTGAAGCGGCTGGCTGAGAAGGTTGGCGAGGTTCAGTTCAATCAGTTGGCTGTCGCGTATCAGAAGGCATCCAATGATATTCCTGCTGTGAGCGCCGATTTTTTGCCGAAGCGCTCTACACCGGACGATGGTGGAGAGTCTTAGCAGCGCTGAAGACGGCCGAGCGTTTCCAGCGGCCCCCGTCCGCATACCTTGGGCCTTTGCCTGAGTCTAAGGACCGGCTATTGGAGTTCGCTTACACGCTTTACGTTGAGGGCTTGTGCGATTGTGGAAGGCCTAAGCATGAGTGCCGCAACGAGTTGAACGCGGGCGCGTATGAGGTCGCGGACACTACTTGCCACGCTCAGGCAGCGGTTGAAGAACACACAAGCCAGAAGGGTTTCAAGGCCGAGCCGGGGCAGCGGTTTTATGCGGTGGAGATTGACGAGTCAGTCATTACCCGCAGGACGTTCGCGCCACTTCCCTAGCCCGACAATCGCGGTGATGAATCCGGCTAGTGCGACGAACGCAGCGAAGCCGCTTAGTTGCGGGTTACCGTTCTCACCAGCCGCGGCGAGTGCTATGGCTACGCCGAATACGAGCATGGCCGCGCCAACTTTCATGACTGTTGCGCCGCGTTTTTTGTGGTCTACCCCAGTTTGAGTCATTGGCCTAGTTTGCCATGCCTCCCCCGTTTATAAAACCCTTGGAGGAAACATGGCTGACCGCCGCGTGAAAGTGATCTTCGGTGCGGAGATCCAGGGTTTCAAGTCGGCAATGGCTGAGGCTGCGCAGGCTACCGAGAAGGTGAAGAAGTCTAGCGAGGAGTCTTCTAAGGCTGCGGACACTCATCTTGGCAAGCTGGTTCAGTCTGCGACTAAGAACCGGGACGCGTGGGAGCAGACTGGCGCGGTCGTTGCTGGGGCTGGTGCGGTCATGGTTGGCGGTGTTGGCCTCGCGGTCAAGTCGTTCGCTGACTTCGATAAGCAGATGTCTAGTGTCAAGGCGGCGACGCACGAGACGGCCGGGAACATGGATCTCCTGCGGGAGGCTGCGATCTCGGCCGGCGCTGACACGGCTTTCTCGGCGCAGGAAGCAGCGCAGGGTATTGAGGAGCTTGCTAAGGCTGGCGTGTCCACTAAGGACATTCTCGGTGGTGGCCTGAAGGGTGCGCTTGACCTTGCTGCTGCGGGCGCTCTGAGCGTTGCTGAGGCTGCGGAGATCAGCGCTTCGGCCCTGACGCAGTTCCAGCTTTCGGGCGATAAGGTCCCACACCTTGCGGACTTGCTGGCTGCTGGTGCTGGTAAGGCGCAGGGTTCGGTTCAGGACCTCGGCGCCGCGCTCAATCAGTCGGGGCTTGTAGCCGCTCAGATGGGCCTCTCAATTGAGGAGACCACGGGCGGCCTGGCTGCGTTCGCTTCGGCTGGCCTGACTGGTTCGGATGCTGGTACGTCGTTCAAGACGATGCTTGCCGCGATCACCCCGAACTCCAAAGAGGCCGCTAAGGCCATGGAAGATCTGGGCATTAGCGCGTTCGACGCTAACGGCGAGTTCATTGGCTTGTCTGAGTATGCGGGCGTCCTGAAGGATGCGATGTCCGGGCTCACGAACGAGCAGCGCATGTCCACGATGGAAACGATCTTCGGTTCCGATGCTGTCCGCGCCGCCTCGGTCATGTATGAGCAGGGCGCTGAGGGCATCCAGAAGTGGGAAGATGCGGTCAACGATGCCGGTTATGCGGCTGAGACTGCGGCGACCATGCAGGACAACCTTGCCGGCGACATTGAGAAGCTGGGCGGGTCTATGGACTCGGTGTTTCTCAAGTCTGGTTCTGGGGCGAACGACTTTCTGCGCGGGCTTGCTCAGGGAGCCGAAGATGTAGTTGACGCTATCGGCAACATCCCCGGCCCGATCCTTTCCATTGGCGCGACCATCACGGGCGTTGTCGGTATCGCGGCTCTTGGGGCGGGCGCTTTCCTGAACCTGACGCCCAAGGTGCTTGACGCAGCTAACGCTTTCAACACGCTGGCGCCCGCGGGCAGTAAGGCCCGCAGCGCCCTAGAGGGTGTGGGTAAGGCTGCCGGCGCGGCGATGGCTCTCGGGACTGTGGCCGTCGTTGCTGGCAAGCTTGCTGAGGCTGGCTACATGGAAGAGATCGATACGGGCATGGGTAAGGT